CTTGAATGGTGGTCTTTCCAGTACCATTATCACCACTGATTATTGTTTCCTTTCCATCAAAATCAATGGTAGTTGATCGTAATCCCTTAAAGTTCACGATTTCCAGTTTCTTTAAATAAATTTCTTTTTTCATACTTCTATCTATTAATATATTGATTAATTGATTCCGCTTTATCTGCTGCCATTAATTCAGCCTTTGAATAAATTATTTTCGATCTAATTGTCTTGCCACTTCTATGTTTTGATACCAAATTAGCCTTAACCCATCTCTTCACACGTGCTTCTCCATATCCTCTATAAGCACATCTCTGTGAAATTCGATCTACACCAGGCATGAATAGCTTTGCATAGTTTGCAGCACCAAGTTCTGCCATGTCTTTACATATTTTTTTAAGTTGGTATATTTCAAGTTCAATCATTGTATTAATGTTTGCCTGCGAATGTCTTTAACTTATGCCGAAAACATCATCATTATATGAAGCCCATGCTGCTGTCAGATACACAAAGCATACAAGCAAATGCCACCAGGCATCACATGAAATTGCAATGATAAAACTTACAGTGCCTAAGATTAAAAACACTATGCAGATTACGATATTAAATATATTTCCGTTTGCCATGTCGTGTTACATTTAGTTATTGTTAAACATATTAGTTTGTGCAGCCAGTCTCATAAATTCGTTGAACGAATGAATGCCAAGTTTTTTGAATGAATTTTTGCGGTGATTATTAACGGTGTTAAGTGATATGAAGAGCTTATCAGCTACCTGGCTATCTGTCATTCCGCTATATAGCAGCTTCATCACTTCCATCTGGCGTTCTGATAACTTAGAATTGAAAGTTGGAGAGCATAGGATTTTATCATATTTGCATTCTCCCCTTAATGGACAACTGACAAATTCAAACTTGAAATTCCAGTTATCATCAAGATCAATCCTATTATCATATACACCCAAATTGCATTTGATGAAACGTCTAACTATAAGAAAGTTCCTATAATCTTTCTTTTCATTCGTTCCATAACATTCAATCAATGCTGAATAGGCACCAGGATAAAACTCCTTGATCACGTCAAGAAATGACTGAATAAACTGATTGTCATTTTCAGTCAATTGTCTTTCAGCCTCACCATCTGGTTTTAGTATAACCTCACCATCTGGAGTTGTATAAAATTCTATTGATCTCATACGTCTGGAAAGTTTGGAAATAAATACTTACTGGGAACACCAAGCTCTTTCTCAATCAATGATTGTGTAAGAGTGTCTGGACGCTGAACGCCAGCTACCCAACATCTGACTGTTTTGGTTGACTTCATAGTAAGAGTAGCTATATGCTCTATAAATTCAGTCTTAGGAGCCTTAACAGTGTTACGTTCTGGCAGATCATCATATATCTGCCTAAAACTTTTGTAGTCTTTTTCTGTCATTTTGCTGTTAATCATTACTTTTTATGTTAGAAAATACGTTTGTTGAACACATTTTTTATTAAATTTGTAGCGTTATAAATTTTATTACGCCACAAATATAAGCATTAAAATGATTATATAATCATTATATTTGATTATATTTGTGTTAAATATTATAAATTCAAATGAAACTATTTGATTTAAAGCAATTTAGAAAAGATAAAAAAATAACTCAAAATGATCTTACAATAATTCTTAATTGTAAGCAGTCTTTTATTTCTGCTGTTGAGAGTGGTAGAAGAACATTGCCAAAAGATAAAATAAAAATTCTGGAATCCAAATTTGGTGATATTTCTGATTATATAACCATCAAGAATGATCTTACTATTCCTGGTATAACACCAGTAGAACTTATGAAAATTGGTGCAAATGAATTTACAAAAGAAATCATAAGCATGATGAATGATCATCTTATTGCACCTTATAACTGGATTGAAGAAAAGGATAAGGAAATTGAACGTCTTAACAGACTTGTTGGAACGCTGGAAGAAAAAATAAAAAATTTACAGAAATGAAAGAATACAGATTAGTTATTGAAACTTTGAAAGAGTGTATTAGCGATTTGCTTGCATCTGGCAGCCTTGATCAATCCATACTGTCAACTACATTGCTTGAACTTCAAAAGGCCCAGGATAAGGCTATAATCAATGGTAATAGCCATAAAGAAATTGACGATCTGATTAACGATATTAATTACGTCAAATTTGAATTATGAAACATCTTTTGATTATCATCATTGCAACCACATTATTGTTATGCAGTTGTTCAAAGAATAATAATGACAATACCCCAGTTATTACAGAATATGCTGGCTATGTAATAATCACCAATGGAGATACAGTAGATGATCTTTCCATAATCACAGATACAAATGCAAGACCATTACAGATAATCAAGCCAAGGCAAAGCGGATCAAAAATAGGGTGCAGGGAATCATCAGCGAAGTTATTCTATTCATGGAGCAGCAATCCAGGTATAATATGTGATAAAACTATATATTTCAAAGGCATGAATCCAACACAGACTTTGCAAATAACAATTACAAAATGAATACACCAGGATCACAACTTATCATGGAGCGTTTCTATTCAGCATTAGATGCAATAATAGCTATGCAAAGGATCAAAGGAGTTGCAACATATTGTAGGCTCTATGATATTGATAGGCGGAATTTTATAGCGCAAAGAAAAGATCTTAATAGAGGATGGTTCCAATTATCGTGGTTGCAACCCATGGTTAAAGAATATGGCATAAGTGCTGAATGGCTTCTTACTGGTCATGGAAGAATGTTTAAATAATAGCGATCGCAAAGGTCGCTTTTTTTATTTCCCCCCACACCCCCTTTAATTCATTCTTATATTATTTATATTATATATTATATATTGTCCTATTTTTTCACTTTGCGGTATTTGCTTGCGGTTTTGCTTAATCAAAATGGCAAGCAAAATTGAAGCAAATGGTTAAGCAAAAAAAAATGATTAATTGCATAAATAAATGTATATCAGAATATTATAAATATTTTTTAAGGTTCTGCAATTTTTGCTTGATTTTTGCTTTATGTTTTGCTTAATCAAAATGGCAAGCAAAATTGAAGCAAATGGTTAAGCAAATTGAAAGTAAATCATCAGATTTAAATAATTAATTTATCATAATCATTTGAAAATTAAACTATTATATTTTTGCTTGATTTTTGCTTGCGGTTTTGCTTAGGCAAAATTGATAGCAAATACTTTTCCCTATCTGGTTCACTTACATCTATATTCATATTAACTAAATCAATGACTTTCCTATTAGCATTATCAATCGGATCCCAGGATTTCTTTATATATAGATCAGTAACTTTCATTGTAGGATCCACATGATTAAGAGCTGTATGCACAACGTACTTATCAATTCCAGCATCATTAACAGCCAAAGTAGCCCATGTGTGTCTGGCAGCATAAAACTCCAAATCATTTTCTTTTATGTCATCACCGATAAGTTTCAATCCTTTGTTTATTGAAGCGCAAAAGGCATCAACGCTGGAATACTCCAGATAGAATCTAAACACACGTTGGCCAGTAGGATCCCTATACTTATCTATAAGAGCTTTTGCTTCTGGCTGAATCATAATTGAAATTTCTGCTTTATCTTCCCTCCTATTTTTGGTCTTTGTCCTTTGATATGTTATGCGTCCATCTTTGCAGTCATCGCAATAATACATGTCCACCTCATTCATTCCTATCAGCATAAAGCTGAGCAAAAACATGTCTTTGGCAAAATTATAGCGATTGAACCCATTATGATTTACATTCTTGTATGGCAGATTGATTAATTGCTGTAATTTTATAAGTTCCAGAGCACGTTTTCTATTTTGTTCAACTTTCGGCAGCTTAATCTTTTTGAAAGGTGATAACGGAATGCGTATCAATCCCAAATCCTCATCATTGTATTCAGCTTTTGCCCTATTGATTATTGCCCTTAATGTTGCAGGGTATTGTGATTGTGCACGAGTACCACGTATTCTTTTTGGTCTGGCTGGCATATCAGTTAGATACTTTATCCAATCATTGATAAATCCTACTGTAATCTCCTGGACACTTATATCCTCACCAGCAAATTTAACTAAATTATTTAATGCTATTTTATATACAGAAGCATTGCCCTTATGCCCATCAGCTTCCATTTGCTTTATTATTTTTCTGCCATAATCAATTATATTCAGCTCTAAATGATTATCAAAATTACCCTGGTTAATTATATTGACTATTTCATCAATCGTCATATTATATGAACGTTCACCGAGACTGTCAATAATTGCTCTGTACTTTTTGATGATCTTTTCGCATTCATCAATATAATATTGATTTCGCAGTTTAAAATTTCTGGTGAGATCATTCCTTTCTACATAATAAGCCGTTGACAAATATTTTTTTTGTCTATTGTGAGTTACTCTTATCTTTATATTATAAGTTCCATCAGCACGCTTGTGATGTTGATAGATTTCAGCCTTGAAAGTTGTAGTCATATTTTTGTAGAACTATAGTAGAACATTTGCAGGCAAATATAAATATTTTTGCTGATTTTGCTGTAAAAAGAAAAAAGCCCACTTGAAAAAGTAGGCTAAAAAGTATCTCTGCTGGGAATCGAACCCAAATTTAAAGTTTAGGAAACTTTTGTTCTATCCATTGAACTACAGAGACTTATGAAATAAATCACAAATACAAAAAAATTAAAAAAATACTGTTGCTTCAAATTTAGCTCTTTTGACTGAAAAAATGGAACTAACGTTTAGGAAACCTCCGTTCTATCCATTGAACTACAGAAGCATTTTACTTTTTGCGCTGCAAAGTTACGATTATTCTCTGATTTATCCCAAATTTTTAATTTTTTAGCCTGCTCACTTTTCTAATCAAACAACTGCTTTAGCACTTCAGGCGACCTCATCGCTCCTATCATCGAATTATGAAGTCTGTAATATGTCAATGCAAGGTCGAGCACTCTGTTGCGCTCCTCCCGTGAGAATCTGAACACTTGCAAGTTGCTGAAGTTCATTCTCGATAGCATCACTATCGTTTTTGCCTCCTCCGGATTCAGCACATTATGGTGTGGCGGACGCTCACGGGTGAACACTCCGTTTTCCATATCGAACCATCGCCCTTCCTCATAGCTGCCGGTATCCGGCTGTATTCCCAAAAACACACCGAAATTATAAAGGAAGCATATATGGAAATTAGCCACTCCCTCGCTCATTCTGTCAAGGAGGGTTATCGACGTTTGCAGGTATCGGAACAGCGCGTCGTTCCGCTCGCTTTCAAGGATGCTGCGGGTGAGCAGTTCGCTGACAAATGTTG